CCTGCCGCTGCTCGTACCCATCGCCGAACTTGATGACCTTGACCGTCGGGGTGATCGTCTTGGTGGCGTCGTAGGTCGGAACCCATGTGAATGTCGGCATGACGCCTCCTTAAGCGAGTTGCCCGCCGTTACGGCGCTGCCGCGCGATTTCCTGCTGTGCGACAACCTTCATCGCCTCAGCCAATTTCGCCGGATCTGGGATTGTGCTCGCGCCGTTATCAGCTGCGTCGAAGTAGAAGGTCATGGTGATCGGTGTTGCGCTGCTTCCGCCGCGGATACCAAGGCGCCCTTGCGAGTCACGAGCCAGCGGAACAATTGCCTCTTCGCCAGCCTCGCCCATCACACCGGTTTTACCATTGGCCATACCGAATGCCGTTGGCTTGCTGACGATACTGTTGGTGAAGGCGCCGCCATTGGCGAACATCTGCACGCCGCTGGACCAGGCGCCGCCTTTGGCTTGGGCGCCCACCCAATTTGAGTAGTCCGATCCTGTGTAGCCCGCCTGCGTGGAGCCGGCAGACGTCGTACCGCCGCCGAAGTAGGAGCTCGCAGCAGTAGCCGCCAGACCAAACAAACCGCTCAGCGCCGACGAACTGGCCTGACGAGTAGCGATGCGTGCCATGTCAGCGAGAATCGATTTAGCAAAGTCTGCGAACGACAGCTTCCCGGTCATGGCGAAATTGACGATCGCATCTTCCATCGAGCTGAAGGCATTGGTGAACAGGCTTTTCGCCTGCCCGGCCACGTTATTCGCGCTGTCCAGGTAGTTCGCGAAGGCCGATGTAGCACCGGATTGCCAGTCGGACTGGGCTACAGACATCTTGTCGTAGTTGCCGACCACGGTTGCCCGATAACGGTCCTCAGCGGTTTCGAGGTTCGCCAGATCCTTCTGATAGTCATCCATGCTGTACTTGTCTGGAGCCGTCCGGCGACGATCCAGCAGCTTGGCGCGCTCCTCATTAAACTTGTCTGTCGCCCCGTCGAGGCTGTTTTGAAGACCTTGCTGACGATCTCCCAGGCCGAGACCATTTGCTGCTCGCGTGCCAGATGCTTCAAGCGCGGCGCGTTGGCGTTCGAGCTGAGCGACATACGCTTCCGAGGCCGCAGTTTGCTTCTTGACCCGACCTTCTTCGTTTTTCTGCAGAACATTCAGCTCGGTGTCAGCATCCCGCTGAGCCTTGACCATGGCGCTGCGGGCATCGGCGATCTTCTGATCGATCTGGATGACCTGCGCCGCGGTCGTGCCCTTTTTGGCCTTGGCCGCTTCGAGCGCGTCGATTTCTGACTGATAGCTCTGAGCGACTTCGGAAGCCTCCTGCTGCAGCAGACTGACGCGTTGCTCGGTGTAGCTGGCCTGAGAGATAACCCCAGCCCGCTGAGAGGCTTCGAGCTCCTTATCCGCGTTTTTGTAGTAGGCCAGGGTTTCGGCCAATACATTCTTCGCGTTGTTGAAGCTGGTCAGGTCGACGCTGCCGGCGGCAGCCTTCGGATCCTTGAATTTGTCGTTGAGGTTCGCCATGTTCTTGGCGACCGCGGCAGGATCGAGTCGGGAGTCGTTCGGGTTGACCTTCCGAATATCATCCAGGCTTTTCTTGTAGTCCTTGATCGCCTCGGCGCGCTTCTGTTCATTGGTCAGCGACGACTTGGTGAGAGCATCAACTTTCGACATCGCGGAAACAGCGTCTTGCTGAGCCTTAGCCGTGTCGGCGTCATACTTCGCAATGTCAGCGCTTGCGTCCCGCTTGTCCTTCAGGAAGCTCAGTTCATCCGTGATCGCCGTGATGCGGTCTTTCGCATCGCTATCCTCATAACCGGTACCGACTGTCGATTGCAGATAAGCCAGTTTTTGAGTGAGCTCAGCGACCCGCAACTGCTCATCTTGTTCACGCCCGACGTTCTTCAGCGCATCAAGAGTCTTCGCAGTTTCGCCACGGATAGCCGCCCAGGCTTTTTCAACAACCCCAAGGTTCTGCGTGATCTCCCCTGCTCGGCCTTTTACGGTCTCGGCATAGGTATCAGTGAGCAGCTTGGTCGCGCCGATCTCATCGCCCTGCTCTTTCAGAGCAACAATCTGCGAATAAACCGACGCGGTCAAAAAGTGATATTGCTCGTTGAGTGACTTGGCAGCAGCCACCGGATCTTCAGCAATTTTCACGAACTCGGCGATGGTTGCATCGACTGACTTGCCGGTGGCTTTCTCCATTGCCAGGGCAGCTTCGGAGATCTCGACGAAACTGCCACTGGCCAGCTTTCCATTGCCGGCCAAAGTCGCCAGCACTTCTGCGGCCGCGCCAGTTGTGCCTACCGTAGCACTGACCTGACGGGCCATCTCGGAAAGCTGCCCGGCACTGGTCCCGGCGAAGTTGCCGGTGAGCGTCAACGCCTTGTTGTACTCGCTCGCCTCTTTGGTTCCCTGGTAATAAGCGTTTGTGAGGACGGCGATACCGGCAGCGGCCAAGGCAAGCGGAGCGGCAATGGCGGCGAATCCAATCGCGGCGCTACCGGCACCTGCGCCCAACTGAGCGACGGCACGAACACCGCTACCCCAGTCACCAGACGAAAGCGCATTACCGAGTTGAACAACGTTTTCCTGCGCCTGACGGGTACCCAGCTTCAGCCGGTCGAAACCGGTGGCAGTTTTCTCCAGAGCCGCATAGTTGCCGTCGATCTTGCTAAGAGCAGAATTGTACTGGTCTTGGCTGATGCGGCCCGCGTCCAGGTGTTTGCCCAGTTGCTCGACCTGCGTATCCAGCTTCGCTATCGAAGCGCGGGCCGGATCGATTGCGCCGAGCAGGCTGTTCAGCGCCTTCTGTTCATCCAGCGTCGACTTTGCCAAAGCCACTTGCTGCTTATCGAGCTGCGCGGTGACTTTGGAGAATTCCGCTTCGCCATAAGCACCGGTCTTGGCGAGTTTCGCCAGACTCTCGCGCTGCTTGGCTAGCTCCTGCGTGGTGGTCGCGCCTTTCGACAGCGACTTCTCCAGCGCTTCCATCTCTTTCATCAGGCCGACGGCGGACTGCTCGGCGCGATCGCCAGCCTTGGTCAGCTTGTCGAGATCGGTCGCAGCCTGGGCAGCATCAGCCGAGTCGACCTTAATGCCGAGTTCTGCAATGTTCATCGACTCACCTTGAATAAGTGCCCGTCTTCACGGGCTGTTGTCGCGGGCTTCGGCCATGACTGCGATGGCTTCCGATTCCATTACGCGGATGTCCTGAAACACGCCGGGGCGATCCTTCGCCGGTACGCCGACGAGCCGCATCACATTTGGAAGGACGCCATAATCGAGACCGGTTGCGCCGCATGCGCCTGTACGCCACTGAGTCCACATCGAGTCCATGACGAGAAATGACTTCCAGTTGTCAGGCCAGACCTCGAAGGAGTCATCGACGTCCGACGGAGAAAGGCCAAACACTGAAAGAACGCCGGCCTCAGCGGTCGGCTCGTACAGTGCGCGCGCGGCATCGGTTAGTTTCCCAGGCGGGCCTTCCCAAACGCTTCGCTGTAGGCCTTAACCACCTCATCTGATACGCCGATGCAGCTCTTCACCAGCGCAGTGATTGACTCGTCGCAAAGCTCGTCGTCAAAGCCCCACGACACGACCAAGTCCTTGATTTGATCAGCGCCCTGCTCGACTTCGGCCGCGGTTACTTCGGAAAGGGAGGGCTGTGTACCCTTGAAGCGCTCGCCGATGGCCTCCGCCTTTTCCTTCCATGAGTCGAACAGCTCAGCCAGCGCCGTACGGTCGCGGTACTTGAACGTGAACGGCACCATTGCCGGCGTGCCGCCAACCTGCGGAATGGAAACATCAACGGTGAACGTCGGTTTCGGCGCGATGGAAAACTTTGCCATGAGGATTCCTTACGACAGGTAGCGGGTAGGTGCTGCTTGCAGCGCCAAGGAGACGGTGCGAGTCAGCAGGTTGTTGCGGGAGACCGCCGGCTGCAGAGAGAACGATGTGTAGGCGCCGTAATACAACTTGTCGGTACCTGGCAGATTCAGGCGAGCGGCTTGCATTGACTTCGCGGAATCGGCGGCCGTAACGACGGCTACATAGGGCAGAGACGGGTCATCGGCGACAGTCAGCACCATGCTGGCGGCGGATTTGTCGGTCGGGAGCTGGCGGCCTTGCTGGTCTTCAAGGAAGACGATGTCGGCGTAGTTCTGCTCGCCGCCGGAGAAGGCAACATCGGTGATCTGAGGGATTTGAGCCCAAGTCAGTACCTTCGTCAGCGTGCCCGCGCCGGAGCCGGCAGGGAAGATCTGAGTGCTGGTGGTGTCGATCGCTTCCAGGGTGGTCGCGGTCGCTGTCGCTGTCTTGACGCGGACCACTTTGCCGTTGAGGGGCGTCCAACCAGAAGCGATTTGCACGATGTCCCCGGTAACCAGGGTGGCGCCTACGGTGGTGCAAATAGCTTCGGAGGCGTTGGAGATGGCGGTGAACGAGAGCGGAGCGGCGTAGGTAGCGGCATGCTCGAACGTCGCACCATTCGGGAGTTTGTAGCCCATGGGGGTTTCCTCTTTGCAGAAATGACAAAACCCGCTCAATGGCGGGTTCTGGGTTTGCCCAACGGGCTAATTCAGATGGTGTCGGCTCGGTACAAGAACGAAACCGGCACTGTATAGGTGGTGTCGTCTGGAATGCCGGGGCCTGGATCAACCGGCGTCATCGTCATGACGGTCAGCGCACCCTTGGTGTTCCGCTCGTACAGCGGGAACAGCGCGGCGATCTGGTCCGCCAGCGCACCGGCCGCACCGCGGTACTTGCCCGACGGCGTCACGATGCTGACCTGAAACACGCCGGTGTACAGCTTGTGGTCGCCGCCTAGCGTGTTGCTTGCGGTATCGGCCGGCAGCGTGAAGGCCTTCAGATAGATGGCGCCGTCGACGGGCGTATAAGCCTCGTTCTCGACGACGACCTTCAGTGGTGCCGGCAAAGCCTTCGCCCAGGAGATCAGCTTGGCCTCGTATATCGAGGCGATGATGTTGTGGCTCATACCTGGTTGTTCCTGATGGCTTCATCGACGATCTGTTGAAAGCGAGCCAGGGTGATTCGAACCATGCCGCCTGGCGCCTGCTTCGAATGCCCATATTCCAATGGCACGCCGTAAGGAAGATTGTTCACGATGTAGGCCGTTTCGCCGATGCTCAATTGCTCGACCTGAAGCTTCAGCTTGGCGAGCGTGACATTGCCAGCTGGGTCGATCTGATCAATAACGCCATCAACTGGTGATCCGATAGAAAACTGCCAGTTCCCGCGAAAGCGCCCGCCCACGTAGTCCTTGCCGGCGACCAGTCCGTTCACGTTGAAGTTCTGGTCGCGCTCAGTCTTGGTCAGGGGCTTGGCGTATTTCACGCCGCGCTTTAGCTTGCCAGCCTTCGTGAAGTTGCTTTCGGTCAGGTTGATGACCGTATTGCGCACGGCCACCTTGAAGTCATACGCGTCAGCCGCCTCGGTGTTGGCTTGTCGATGTGCGACGTTGGCTGCCCAGATCTCGGGATTGCCCACCGGCGACATGCGAATGACGCTGCTGCCGATCTCAATCACGATCTCTCGGAACGTAGCGTCGATCCCAGCCTTGGCCTGCTCAGCAAACTGGCGGATGTTCTCGGCGAAGCTGCCATTGAGGCCCGAGTACTTGCTCATGATCGCACCTGCAGCTCGTACAGGATCGGCGTGCCGGCTGGGTTGATCTCTTTCAGTGGCGGGACGATTGACCAGGTGCGCCCTTGGACGATGACTTTGTTCAGCAGGTCAGGCGCCCACGCCAAACCCTGCGCCGCGATCTTGAGTTTCTTGTCGCCCTGCTTGATGAGGCTGTTGTTCTGGAATTCTTGGCCGGTGAAGTCGAGCAGGATGCCTTGGGCGGTCTGCTCGGTGATGGTGTCAGGCGGCGCGCTACCGGCGTCGGGGTCGTACTCGCCGACGGTGACTGCTCGAATGGTCACAGGCTGGCCGAACTCTGTGATCATATCCAGAGCCATCACGGCCATTTCGTCGTAGAAGGTGGCCATGATTGCTCCAGCTCAGGTATCAGTTTATGACGCTGCTTCGAGATCCACGCCTGAGCGCAGGTATGCGATTCCCAGTGCGGGAATGAGCACACCTGAAAACAGAGTCAGCAGATCAATTTGCCGATCATCATGAAAGAAGTACAAAAGAAAAATCGATGTGATCGCAATGACTGCGATCAGTGATTGAGAAAGGAGTGGCCCAAGCGTTCGTCGTACAGCTTTTAGAGCTCGCTGCCTGCCGAATGCGCACAGGATCCACAAATAGAACCACTCAAAAATGGCAACCATAAAAATTGCCAAAGCCAATAACGTCGCAATAATCCCTGAATCAATCATGTCGAGGTCTTCCTTTGCTCATCTGGTGCATTATTTTTTTGGCTAGGATAATTGCACTACGCGCGGACAGCAAACAACCCGCGCTTGAGTAGATAGTCAGCAAACTGCGTAGCACTCGGCCGGTCCGGCGCCGCCGGCAACAGTCGGCCGCTGGTGTTCGAGATCGTCGCGTACTCGCGAGTGACCGCACCTTCAACACGCTCCAGCGTCAAAGCGCCTT